TAGTATATTGGATAAATAACTCATTAATGTTTATAAAAACATTAGCAAGGTTATTCCATCATAGACTGGCTGAAGATTTAATTGACATCCAGTTACCTTTGGGTGATTACGACAGTGGCTATGACACAGACTTATCAGAATTCAATGACGAAATATAAAAAACGAAAACTGTTTACTGCTAGTATAGATACTAGCGGTAGACAAAAGTATAAATTTGCTAAAAGCGATTTGCTTTACGCACCAATCGTAACTCAAGAGGGTTTTAATAAACTTCTAGACGCAACAAAAATAAGTAGAAAGAATAAAAATGTATTACGTGATGCATTTATTCGACAGAACTTAATCGGATATGGTGATGGTAGTGATGGTGGCGGAAACAAAACCAAGCTAAAAAGAAGTCGTCCATTCAGAGAGTTTTTGCCTACGAATACTACTACTATTAAAAACATAACTAAATCGTCCCCGAAAGAATATAATAAAATGGCAATCACAAAAATTAAAATAGCAAAAGCTACACCACGTGTAAAAGGTTCTAAAACTGCAAAAAGAAAAAAGTCGTCGCAACCGTCGGCTTCTAATGTAAATGCTGCCTTAGGCAATAAAATAAACACAAACTCAACCTCTGCAGAGGGAATCGTTCACGGTTTATCTTCTGGAACCAATCCAGGAGCTTCTGCAATACCTGTACAGTATGAATCTTCAGCTAAAAGCGCACAGGTTCTTGTTAATAGAGGTGATGTAGGAAGGGTGTTTAAATCTGTATATGAGACTGGATTCCGTCCTTCAAAAGCCTTATTGATGCTTGCGAAGCAACAAGGTGTGGAAGTTAAAACAATGTTTGACACAAAAATTGATTGGCAAACAAGCTTACTACGTAATGCTTTAACACATGGCGCAGGTTTTAATACTAAAGAGTATCACATTCCGTCTGCAAGAGCTCAAATGAGCTATAATGATGTAAGAAGAAACGTGCTTGGCGGTTCTACAACTGATATAGATAATTTTATCAGTTCAGATGAACGTACTTTAGCTTCAGTATTGAACTTAAAGCAACAGTTCATGTTTAGAAACAATTCAGTGGGATTCCCACTAGAAGTCAAGATTCACATTGTGAAACAAAAGGCATCACCTTTTGGACAAGCAGCAATGGCACGTATGTTCTTTGATATAGTACCAAGCACAGTAGAGTTTGGTAACGCTGCTGTTATAAGAGGTAAAGTACCTCGTTGGTATTTAACGGGTGGATACATCTTTGAAAACTCAGCCTTAGATACAGATATAAATCTGAACTTTAACGCATCAAATAAGATGAAGGATTTAGGAATATCTTCAACATTTAGACAAATGTTTGATGTTGTAGAGACGTTTCAGAAAACTTTGGATCCTAATGATTACTGGAATTTCTCACACATCCACAATTGTGGTGCAGGAATTGACTTAAATATTTTAAATACTTTCGGTGGGGGAGGAGCAGTAGGCTCTGACGCCGCTGGACAGGATAATAGTCTATCTAATCATCCATATTTATTTGGTATTATTATTGAAACAAAAGGCAAACTATGTGAAGCCGCTATTGTAAACTCGGCAGGTACCGAATTTGATTCTTACATTGGCACAAGTCCTACATGGTGGTCTTATGAATGTAAAACTACAATTAATTTAGTACGTGATAACGTCGATCCACTTCGTGCTCACATTCGCAGATCAAGACTTAGACCTGTCACGTTAAGTGCTGCAATAGGAGACAACTTATCAGATCCGAAAGAAATACGTGCATCAAAGCTATTATTTCAATCAGTAGTACCAGCATTATTACCAGCTAATGCAGGTCAGTATTATATCCCTTATGAAAGTCCAACTATCAGCACTAGTCGTGGAACAGGGTTTTCACCTGAACCAGGTTAATTTAATAATTTTATAATCAACATGCGCTAACTTTAAGATCTTCAAAGAACTTTACGGGGGGTGAGCGCCGCAGACACCCCCCGAACTAGATGTGGCCTTGCCACATCTTGGCGCAACCAATAATCATATAAACACGCAGTCATATGACAAAAGATGATTTAAAATATAAGAACTGGGTTTTTACTTGGAATGCAGAGAACGATGGAACTATTATATCAACAGAGAACCTACGCGTAATATTTTCCGATTATGCCGAAACATATTGTTTCCAGGCAGAAGAAGTATCTAGACTTCATTATCAAGGTATGTTTACTTTAAATGTACGTAAGAGATTCAAAACAGTTCTAAATGATATACAGCGAAAGCTAGATTCTCTTTCGTTAACTATTGACACAAAATCCTTGACAATAGATAGAATGCATGGTACAATTGAAGAAGCAATTGAATATTGCACAAAAACGGATTCTAGGGTAGAAGGTCCTTATTATTCTTATAATATACAACCATATATTCCACATGATTTAGCGGTTTTTATTCATACTGACAATTTATATAAATGGCAGCGAGACGTGATGCAAATGATATTTGGGGAACATCAAATTGGCTTTGCAAAAAGTTGCTTAATACAGCCTGCAGATGATAGGACTATAGTAGTAATAGTAGATAAAAAAGGTAATTCCGGTAAAAGTAAACTAGTAAAGAACTTATGTTATATGTTCCCTAAACAGGTTGCTAAATTAGCTTTTGGATCGTCACAACAATTACGCTCCGCAATCATATCAGCAGGTCCTAGAAAAGCATACTTTTTAGACATTCCTAAGACACTTGGGGATTCTGATAACATACCCGATATTATTTCTGCAATAGAGGATCTAAAAAATGGATTTATAGTATCAAGTATGTACGGTAAGTATGCCAATCTAATGATGGCACCTCCGCATATTATACTATTCACGAATTTTGAAATAGATACCGACATGATGTCCATTGACAGATGGAAGGTTTATGCTGTTACATCAGTAAAAACCTTACTAAGAATGAAGGTGAACCCACCTAAATTAACTATGAACGAACAATTGGCATTAATAAATAAAAATAAAAAATAAATATGCTCTCAACAATATTGGACTCATTGTCCACGCTAGGACGCTTTATCTATGCTTATAAGCTAACGTTACGATGTGGTAGAGATCTATATAGAATCTACAATAGTACGTTTTCAGGTGAAGAAGGACAAGATGGGCACGATCTATAATATAATAGAGAGAAAGAGAGAGTTAGGAGAGCCAGGTATGGATTTACCCGAAGGCTCAACTAACTCAATCTTTCTTTACATATGCATAGAAGTTATACTTGTTATAACTAATTTGTATGTAACACAACAGAAATAATCATAAACATAGTGTATAATAATAATTAAGATGCCGAATATGCAAACTAGCCTCGTATTTGCTCAATGGGTAGCTAAAAATGGGAAGGCTTTAATAGATCATTATTACGGTGAAAACTTCGACTTGGAGACAGGACAGTATCATGAATCTGAAATTCCAATTATTCCCATAGAAACGCTAGTCCCTAGAGAGGAACATGAATTAGTATATTGGATAAATAACTCATTAATGTTTATAAAAACATTAGCAAGGTTATTCCATCATAGACTGGCTGAAGATTTAATTGACATCCAGTTACCTT